TGATCTGGCGGCGTCATCAGTGGTATTAATTGACACTTAACCATCACCTGTTCAGCTTCGTCTATCGCCGCTTTCCAACCGCGTTCATAGTCATTCATTCCACTCATCCGCGCCACGTTATTAAGATCATCATCTGGCTGAGTAGCTTTGTTTAAACGCTCCACCTCTTTCAGCCTCTTTTCTAAACCGTCAACACGATCTTCAAGCCAGATGATCATCGTCTTTGATGATGCGGGTGTCATTTCATTTCTCCTAGAGTAGTTTTTACATGCTTCCCAAAGTATTTTTGTTTGCCCTTCAAAACTCATTTGTTTTTCTCACGCCCTAGCATTGCCTTGTCGATTGCTGCGTCTAGTGCATCACCCGCTAATACATCACCCTCGTTCACAGAATCACTAACGCCATCGTCGTTGACGTTGCAAGTCCACACATTTACTTCTATTCTTGGCGTGGTGCAATCCTCTACAGGTCTTGCTCTTAACCATAAATACCTTTTTGCGTTGTCAATCATTACGTCAATGCCTTGCTTTGTAACTCTGTTGCGTTCAAACACATTGTCTAAATTACTCATTTATTTTTCTCCCGCTTATGCCACTCATGGACTAGCTGCTTGTGCGTCGCACTGGGCTGCATCCTGCCCTTGTCGCACATGCCATTCAGCCAGCCGTGGTAGTAGGCGGTATCCATTTCAACTGATGGCTCGTGACCGTCACCGTTAAACCCCGCAAAATAGCCAGCAACCAAATCACGACTGTCTAGATTGTCTAGCGTAGTTAAATCCGCAACAGGTTCTCTATCCACCATTCTTCTCCTTGAGTTTGGCTTCTGCCCACTCCACTCCACCATGCCACGCTTCCGCGCTCTTTCCTAAGTAATTCGTGTTGCTGTATGCCTTCATCGGGTTAAGATTCTGCCGCGTATCAAGTATGTCCATCAGTCCACTCCCCTCTTTGCGCCCTTAATGCAATTGGAGAACATAAACTCTCTTTCGCGGCATCCTCGCCCAGCTTGCGCCCACCACGACGTTATGGAGTTATAGGCGATTTCAGGATGTGACTCAGCCCATCGCAACAGGTCGGCATACTCCGCATCCTTCCGCAGTGCCGCAATTTCGGCCTTTGCTGCGGCAAGTTCGCGTTCAAGATGCCAAAGGCGGTGGCGGTGCCGCGGTCGCGCTCGCGCAATCTCTTCTGCCCACCATGCTTTTATTTCGCCGTCGTCGCTCATTTCCCGCACTCCTTCTGTGGTCATGTTTTTATCGACAAAGTTTCGCAGTGCCGCAATCTTTGCTAGTGCGGCAATCGCCCGTTCACCCTCTCTTTGCGCCCGCCCGCGTTCTTCTTCAATGCTGGCTATTGCGGCGGCGCGTTCGCGTTCAAGGGTGCGGGCAAAGTCAAGTGCGCGGTCTATTTCACGATCAGTCAACTCCGCGTCCAGCGCATCCGTCAGCGGCGTGTCGCTAGGTTGAACTGTCAAGGAATCCTTGACTACTGGTTCCGCAAGCGCAGCACGTAAATTGTTTATTGCACTTACGTCAATCTTATCCTTTCCAAAAACATCCTCCAGCGTTTCCAATGCAGCTTGCGCAGCATCTCTCAAATTGTCTTTCATTTCCCGCACTCCTTCCCAACCGTCCCAACCGTCAAGGATTGCTTGACAGTTGCCATCTGTATCGTCCCATCGACCACGCCCCAGAGAAAGCATAGCGAGGTGCAAAATGCGACCAGCATTACAACGTCTACGAATTTCATTTCATTGCCTCCCGGTACTGTGCAATTGTCTGCCGCACATCAGTTTGACCGGCAGGCGTCGGCACCCACACGCACCCGTCCAACAAATACTTTCCACGGCTACGCAGGTAAGCGATAGCGGCGGCTACCTTTTCTTCGTTGGTTTGGATCATGACCGCTCCCTCACCAACAGGCTGCGAAATTTATTGCCTATTTCTAGCATGTTCATGGTCTTGTCGTAGCTGCCTATGTAGTTATGTGCGCCGCCCCTGATTAGTTGCTGTGTGCGTATGGTTGCTGCGAAGACCGTGTCGAATTCTCCCCCTGTGTGGGCGAAGACAGCGATCTGGCTTTGCGGCGTTGCTTCGGTAATCCGTCCAAGCGTGAGAAGTAGTCCAGTGTGGCTCATGTTAATTTCCTCTGTAGGTCTAAAAGTTTATGGATTCTTCCTGGTATTGCACTTGGTTATTTTACTTTTAGAAGCTCAATCTGCTCCGCGAGAATAGATCCTATGTCTCGACCCCTTACTGCAACCATCTGCGCCTCTTTGCAGTCGTATACAACCTGCGATGCATCTGTTATTCCCTTGTTGTAGGCGCTGTTGTATACGTCCCCGCCGTCCAATATCATCATCACAGCATCTCGCACTATTCCAGATGCTTTGCGATCCTTTGCCGCCGCCCTCAATCTTTTGTGATAATCCACCGGAAGATAGACCGAATACGGGATTAAGTTTTTTCGTTCCATAACTTATATTCCTTATTGATTGTGTCCAGAAGATCTCTGGCCTCTTGGTTCGTTTTCAGTTCTGTTCTTGATTTGACGTTGAGATACTCCCTCAACCAATCGGTAGCCTCTTTTTCTGTTGGGGTAAAAATTTGACTATCTTCATGAAGGTATTCCCAGAACCTCTTTTCCCTGCACAAAATGCCAGCGATCTTTACCGCCCGCTCGCCGTCAGAATCCTCCTTTGGTTTCATTGGGTGATCGTCAAGCCTTACCATAACAACCTGATACCGTGACCCGACAAAATCCCGCAACAAGCCAGTTGGGATTTCGTCGGGATGCATACACAAGGTCAAAACATATCCCGTTTTGTCCTGTTTGATGGCTACCTTTAAAGCCTCAAACTGCATGGTATCCATACTTAAAAAGGTATGTCTTCGTCGTTGTCCTGACTCGCTTTCGGCGAGGCTTCCTTTTTTACATACGGTTCGGAAGCCGAAAGGGAAACGCACTGCTTGCCGGCGATTGTTTTGTTCCATCCAGATATTGATATCTTGATCAGATCATCGTCAGTTTTTCTGAGCAGCCCCTGTAGAAGACCTCTGTCTAGACATAAGTCTCCGCGAACATCTGGATGGCTATCTGCCGCCTTCCTGTCATTCGGCCAAAGGGTTCCGGTATTGGGTCTTGGTATAAAAGCCATGGTTACTCCTTGTTGAGGTTGGTTTTGGCCGTAGTAAACATAGCCATGAGGTCTTTGAAAAAGACCGCGTCTTGCGCTTTCACTGCGTCAAATATCTTCTTGTTCTTCTTGAAGATCTGCATGACATCCTCTTCCTTGGTAGCCAAACCCAAGGCGGTTGAACTGGCTAGGGCTATGGCGTCCAGCCAATCCTGAACCTCGCCCGCCGGCTCCAATGAGGCCGTAATCTGCCAATCCCCAGGAGTCCCAACAATCTTCGGTGGTATCTTCGGTAGTATCTTCTCTACCTTCTTGACCGGCTCCGATCCAGTTACCGCATCGAGTGCATCATGCTCAACAATCTCAAACGCCGTCATCCACAGGTAACGACGAAGGTAGGTTTGGACGGCTCCCAAGTTTTGCACCTCATGGCAACCCTTCAGAGCAGCAGAGGACATGGGGGAACTAAAGACCACCTGACCGTCTTCTTCGGTATCGTGGATCGTCAGGAATGCGTTCTCGCTTGTGTAGTTAACAACGCCGCACATGCCCATCTCGCCACATATCTTTTGGATGGCTGGGATAAAGTCCCCCAACTCAAAATACTTGTAGCCGGCGAACTTGTTAGCGCCAGACTTCGTCATCGGCGTTGACTGGAGTTTCAGTCTGGCCTCTTGCAGCTTCTTGTAGATCTTCATTTGGTTTCCTTGTAATCGCGCCATTGGGCGCAGCGGTGATTGACAGAGCAGTAGTTTGCGCAACGAGTGCGCTCACCCTGACGGACTTCTATTTCATAACCCTTGCCGGAAGCTTCTATTACTGACTTGGCCTCCTCTTCTGTTGAACAAACCGACTTGGCGCGAATCCCGCCAATCTTCTTGACTGCCCATGTTGTGGGCTTTTCCCACATTTCCTCTGGAGTGCATTCCGGCATCTCAGAATCTGCCTCCACTGCAAACTCACAAGCCGAATGCTTGGCTATTCTTTCGGAGATGAATGTCTGGCGCTCCTCATAAGACCAAAGCCTGACGGGCAACTCCTTGATGGGGGCTTCTGGATACCCCTCTCTCTTACCTGCATCCCTACGGTTCCAATCACGGATGATTGCAACGATACCAACATCAATGACAGGTATCCTTTTTACCGTTTCCACAAGCCATGCGTAGATATTTAGCTGCTGCTCCCACTCTATTTTCTCGTTCATCACCGCCCACGCAGAGGTGGTCTTGTAGTCACGAATGGCTATGCCCTCCTCGCAGATAATCTGTAGGTCGATTGCCCCAGAGATATTCCACCCATCTATCTCGGCATGTAGACGTTCCTCAATCTTGTGGTTGGCATCCTTGCCGTGCTCAAGAACGCCGTGAACAGCAGATCCAAATATCGACCAGACCATATCTGAAACGTCCTGCTCAATCTCATCCTTAAACAGGTCTGTCAGGGCTACGATCTTGGGACTGTTGATCAGCTGGGTAACAGACAGGTGAGCCTTACCCTTGCTGTAGGTAGGGCGCTGCAGGACGTTGACGAACGTCTGCGGGATGTTGTATTTGTTGGTCAGTTTCATTTTGCCTCCCTCTTGATCTTTTCTTCAAGCATCGCTTCCGCTATGTCGTATGCGTAGCGTGAAATATCATACTTACCAATGCGGCCAGACTCCTCGTTAGATAGAATGCCTGCCGCTAGAGCGATGGCCGCACCGTCTAGCCATGTCATGGCGTGATCGACTTTCATTTTTTCTCCTTTGTTAATTTGGATAGACATTGTGCTACCATCCAAATACAATGTCAACAGGTTGTACCCATGGCATGTCATCTGGTGTATTAGAAGAGGAGGATTTATGAAAGTGTTAGTGGCTTGTGAATACAGCGGGACTGTGAGGGATGCGTTCATTCGGGCGGGGCATGAGGCCATGTCGTGCGATATGCTTCCCACAGATAAACCTGGACCGCACTACAAGGGGGATGTGAGGGATGTCCTTGGTTGTCATTGGGATTTGATGATCTGCCATCCGCCATGCACCCATCTGGCCGTATCAGGCGCAGCTTGGTTTGAAAGGAAGAAGGCCAGCGGTGTGCAGGATGAAGCTTTGGACTTCGTCCGCCTGTTACTGGATTGCAAGATCCAGAGAATCTGCCTCGAGAACCCCATAAGCATCATCTCCACGCGGATCAGGAAGCCAGACCAGATCATCCACCCGTGGCAGTATGGGCATCCAGAGAAAAAGGCTACCTGCCTGTGGCTCAAGGGTCTGCCACTACTCAGGCCGACAAAGGATGTGAAGGAAGAGATGATGGCGCTACCCAAGGGCAAACGGGAAAGACTTCACTACCTGCCGCCGAGTGTAGACAGGTGGAAACTGCGCAGCGTTACCTTTCAGGGGTTCGCCGATGCCATGGCGGATCAATGGGGTGTTGACTCTGGTTCTAATCTGGTTTAGTCTTAAGGCATCCGTGAAAAAGACGGGTCGCCGTGATGGGCGAAATGGGAGGGAGGAACGAACCCCTACGCATGGGTTTCGGTTGTGTTGAGCAAATCCTCCCCCTGCTCTCCATCACCGCGACCTGAAACCCAGCCGTAGGGGTTTTTTCATGGGTCATCTCCGAGGGGGATAGCAATTATCCCGCCTGTAGATATGGGAAGACTCGTATCGAAAGCAGTAATGTCATGGAGCGTCAGGGCGCGTAAGCTAATGAGCCTAAATGGGCTGCACCCAGTTACATACCATGCCGATCACCTCCGGTCGTGGTTCTAGCCTGTCAGCGAGGGACTAGAGTAGTTAGGCATACAAGGGTGGGACAAGGTGCCTGACGAATGAATCGCTGCCTCTGGGTAGGCTGGGACTTCCCCTCTCTGGGTTGTCTGGGTCGGGTGGTGGGCTGCTTCCACCCCTTGGGGAGCGTTTAAAACTAAAAAATGTCATCTGATGACATCGCAAGTTGCCAACTGTTGTATCTTAACCCTAGTGTAACAGGTGTTACACTACCAAGGAGAAGTCAATGAATAGCGTAGTCCTATCCTCTATCAGGCTTGATGGAGATACCCAAGTTCGCACCTCTCTAGACCAGCAAGTCGTAGACCAATACGCGGAACAGATGCTTGACGGGGACAAATTCCCTCCGGTTATCGTCTTCCACGACGGGTCGGATTACTGGCTTGCCGATGGGTTTCACCGTTACTTCGCTACCAAGGCGAATGCCCAAGAAAGCATTGAAGCTGAGATCAAAAACGGAACCTTGCAGGATGCGCAGCTGTATGCCTACGGCGCTAACAGCCGGCGCGGCCTGTCCATGTCTGACGACGACAGCAGAAACATCATCACAAAGATGCTCAAAAACCCAGTATGGGGGCGCTGGACGAACGCAGAGATAGCGCGGCATGTCGGCGTATCAAAAATGACTGTGGGGCGCGTAAAGAACTCCCTGCCAGCCCAAGAGGGGGAGTCTACAAAGAAAGTATACAAGAACCAGTTTGGGAAAGAGTCGGTTATTGAGACAAAGAACATCGGCAAAAAGAAGGGGGCGACCCCAAAGACTGAGATACCTGACAACCAGGAGGAAGACCAACTCAGCGAGTTAACAGAAACAATCTCAACCCTGTCTTCAGAGAACCAGACGCTCAAAGACAAGATTGCAGTCGGCCAGTGGGATGCGAGCGACATTGAAAAGGTTGACATCCAAGACGTAGTTCTTGAGTTGCGCGAGAACATACGTGTATTGGAAATCGACAACAAGGCGCTTCGCGAATCCCGCGATATGTATCAAAATCGGAACGCCGAAATGATCCGCACCATCAGCGGGCTGCAAGCAAAACTGAAGAAACTTAGCAAGTAAGGGGGCGCAAGCCCAACCCACGCCTAGGGGTTCTAGGCATTTAAGGAGAGCATATGGAGCTAGAATTACGTGAGCATCAGATGAAGGTTATCGATGCTCTGAGGGATGGATTCAAATCGGGATTTCGATCCCAACTGCTTTACGCACCAACAGGATTCGGCAAGACAGAGGTGGCGATCTACCTAATGAAAGCCACCGCGCAGAACAACAAAAGGGCATCGATAGTCCTCGACCGGCTAGTCCTAGTTGATCAAACCAGCATGAGATTGTCAAAGTATGGGCTAGACCATGGCGTTTACCAGTCAGGCCATTGGAAGCATAGCCCAAGCTGCGCGCTGCAGGTCTGTTCCGCGCAGACCCTAGAGGCTAGGTCTGATTTTCCAGCGGGGGATTTGGTAATCATTGACGAATGTCATATAGCCAGAAAACAAACCAGTGAGTTCATAAAGAAAAACCAAGATGTAAGGGTCATAGGTCTGACGGCGACCCCCTTCACCAAGGGGCTGGGCGATCTGTATCAGAACGTCGTATGCGGTTCCACAAACAACTGGCTTGTTGATAACCGTTGGCTGACCCCACTCAGGGTATTCATCGCCAAGGAAATCGATATGACCGGAGCCAAAAAGATAGCCGGCGAATGGTCACAATCTATTGCTACCAAGCGAGGTATGCAGATCACCGGAGACATCGTCGAAGAGTGGATCAAAAAAACCCATGAGATATTTGGTAGACCCAGGAAAACCATCGTATTCTGTTCGGGTGTAGCCCATGGTGCCGACTTGGTAGAACAGTTTGCCCAAAGAGGTTACAACTTTGTATCTATAAGCTACAAGGATGACGACGTTTTCAAGAAACAGGCTATCGAAGACTTTGCCAAACCCGATACCGAGATCCACGGCCTGATTGCCACAGACATCCTGACCCGAGGGTTTGACGTATCAGATGTGATGATAGGCGTCAGCGCAAGACCTTTCAGCAAGTCATTCTCAAGCCATGTCCAGCAGATGGGGCGTGTCATGCGCCCGTATGAGGGGAAAGAATTTGCTCTCTGGCTGGATCATTCCGGTAACTATCTGAGATTCAGAAATGATTGGGATGAGTTGTATGAGTCCGGAGTCAGAGACTTGAGCAGCAAGGAAGAAAAGGCCAAGAAAGAACTGACCGAACAAGAAAAGAAGGAATCCAAGTGTCCGTCCTGTGGTCATCTCTGGCCTAGCAACAGTGATACCTGTCCGTCCTGTGGTCATGTCAGACAAAGAAGAAGCGCAATCGAAGCTGTAGCCGGAGAACTCCAAGAGTTAGCAGCAAGCCCCCGCGCAACAATGCAGGACAAGCAGACTTTCTACTCAGAACTTTTGTGTTACGCGAGAACCCGTTCATACAACCCGAACTGGGCTTCGCACAAATACAGGGAAAAGTTTGGCGTATGGCCTAAAGGATTGTCCGATACATCGTCTGCAATCAGCGCAGAGACTGCATCTTGGATACGTCATCGCAACATAGCATGGGCAAAGTCGAGGAGACTGTGATGAGATTTGAAGAGTTTGCCAGATCATATGGGCTGATAGTTGATTCAATAACCCCGCATAAATGGATGTCCACGCCGACAGAAGACCACCCACGCAAGCGCAATGGTCGTTACAAATACACGGGTGACGTAGGCTGGGTGCAGAACTGGGCAACCATGGATGCGCCTTGCATGTGGAAGTCAGACACTCAAGCCCCTCCAGAGATAAGTGGGATGAGAGTACAGGCTGACAGGGAAAGGATGGAGAATGCAAAGAGAGCGGAATCAAAAGCTGGTTGGATACTGCATCAAACCTACCTGTCGCCGCATCCATACTTGGCCAAGAAAGGATTCAATGATGAGATGGGCAACGTGTGGGACAAGGACGACAAGCGCCTGCTGGTCATTCCGATGCGGCATGACGGTCGATTGATCGGGTGCCAAATCATAGACGACGGCAGCAAGAAGTTTTTATATGGGCAAAGGAGTAAGGGCGCATCCTTTGTAATTGATGCGAAGGGTGACCCTATATTCTGCGAGGGGTATGCCACCGGACTCAGCATACGTGCGGCCATGAAGGCAATGAAGATTAGATACAAGATATACATTTGCTTTTCAGCGTCCAACGTAACGCACATTGCGTCCAAGATTCCAGGAGGATTCATTGTTGCTGACAATGATCCGAAAGGGATCGGAGAAAAGGCCGCTCGCGAAACTGGTAAACCATTTTGGCTTTCCGATACTATCGGCGAAGACTTCAATGATTTCCATCTGCGAGTCGGCCTGTTCCGTGCCAGTCAATCCCTCAAGCGTTCCTTATTCTCGCGGCCAGAACCCTCAAAAACCGCTCCTCCATCTGCCTGACCCGCTCACGCGTTAGACTGTAGGGAAACCCAGCTTGTAGCAGTGTGGCACCCTTTGACCTACTAACAAGAACTTCCCAATTGCGCTCACGCCCCTCCACGGTTATACGATTTCCGTAGAGAGAATCAAATTCCTTGCGTGACGGGAAATCGACCAGCACATATGGGTGATCTTTGTCGCCAGTTTTAATTGGGACTCGACCCCCTCCCTGTTTTAGGTTCATTAGTTCAGTTCCCTTTTTGGTGGTGTGGCGTTTGTCATATATGAATCGCGGATTACGCTTAACACGTAGGCTGCGAACATTTGTGGTTCCGATTTCGTATAAACCCCCAGCATAGCCAACGCCGATGCCAAGACCGGTATTACGTCGTCTGGCTTGTGGCCGCCCATAGCATCGTTCAACTTGTCACCGAATGTTTTCATTTTTACCAATCTGCCAATTTGGCGAAAGCTTTCTCGTAATCTTTTCTCGACTTGAACGACCCGACCCTTAAGCAGTAATCCAGGAACCTGTCAGCCATGAAGTGACCCTGCGCAGACTCATTACCTGAATTGCCAACGTCTTCATACTTTTCGCCGTCATACTTATCAGCCAAGACAAACTTTACAGAATCCCAATCCTTGGCAAGGTCAACCCCGTCCACCCTGCCATACCCGTCATACTCTCCTTCCACCTTCCCGCCCCCACTGAGCAGGGCTACCACGTTACTCAGTTGCGGATAGCCGCGCATACAATGGACGACCGGCAGATTTGTTTTCGCGCATGTCTTTGAAAAGAATCCCATGATATCCCCCTAAATTACCGGCAGAACCGGTTGTTTTTCGCTGTTGGTAAACATGGCACCGGCATCATTGCCCTCGTCATCGCTCGACGCGTAAATCATGTTGCCGTCATCCAATTGCAGAACGACTGGTCGGTTGCGCCAACCCATAGACTCCTTTTCTACCTCACTCATATAACGCGCTCGCACGATCTTGCGCCCGACCAGCATATCGCTGGCAACCTTCGCCCACTTTTTCTCCATCGCATCCATGACCACCCCTAAAAGTTAAAAAGTAAAACCAGGAAAACCCAAAATGCAATCGCAGTTGCGCCCATACAAGCGCCGGCACCGATACACTCAAGAAAGTTCACAGCGTCGCTCCTGCAAGAATTCAACAGCCAATTCACCGACCGCGTCGGATTCCTTCAAATGCTCCGCTAGCATCTTCCGGACGTTCTCGCGCTCGCGCTCAACGCTGCTGCGTATTGCCCTATCGTCGATCAACGCGCCGACAAAAATTTCTATGAAAGTAGACGGATCGCAATTTTCAGAAACGAACTCAAACAAATCCACTTCAGCCCGTCCCTTGCGCGGATATCTGCCAAAACTCATAACCTCATCTACAACCTCGTCGAGCGCCAATTCAAAATCGCGCTCGGTCGGCTCGACCAGACCCTCGTCCCCGTGTGCCTCGCTCATGCTTTCTCCCATTCGACTCGTCCCTCAATTAAATCAACGGCCTCTGGATCAACCCACGCGCACAAGGTGCCGTAGTCAACCCATTGCCAGCCCTCCGGCTGCGCATTCCAACCCAGCGTAGCCAAACCCTTGTCAATCGCATCTGAAAGATTCATACGGCCTCGACTTGATTAACGAATTCCTCTGCGTGGACAACGCGCCCATCACCCCCATATTTCTCGTCGTCCCAAAGCTTCTGCACTTTTTCCTCCGCGTCGTCCGCATTTTTTGCGCTGACCGTAAACTGCCAAACGCGTGTTTCCTCTCGCGCCATAGTTACCGTAAATTTTTTCATGCTTCCTCCGCCCATTTGATTGCCTCTTCTGCATTGTCAAACCACTGCACAATTTTCCCGTCGCCATCCTCGACCCCGTATCCAACACAGGGATCGCAAGAGCGCAAAACCTCGTATCCGTTTTTTGTATATATGATGTCGTTGCTCATGTTATGACCCTATGTGATAGTAATAACCAAGCGAGTAAAAATTCACCCGCAACGGCTGCTCGCTGACAATATCGGCCTCGCAAACCCCGCCAACAAAATACATCACGGCATCCTGGATTCGCATCACCTCGTTTTTGTCTTTACAGGTAATAGTCTTGTCTATTACCCCCTTCCAATTTTTGGATTTGACCCGAGCAAAAAGCTTGCGCTTTTGGTCAGGCGTGGTCGCAACAATCGCTTGCATCTGTGGTGCCTCGACCAGCACCCTTGAAAAGTCCATTAGTTCGCCCCCAAAACAGGCAGAACCAACGCCCGCGCCCGTATCCATGACCAGTATTGACCATAGGACAAATTGCAGCGCAGCCCCTCGCCCGTCGCGAGTATCCACCCTTCAGGAATGGTATCGGAGTCGTCGAACATCGTTAACGCCCCGTCCCCGTCCCCGTCCGTTGCTTTGTAGTAAAGATAGAGGGTTGGCATCCGCCCCTCGCGCACAAGCTGCCGCGCCCGCGCCTGTCCAGCCTCTTCGGCGGCGGTCACCATATCGCTAAAACGCTCCCATGATTTCATATCAACCCCTCCAAAATTTCGTACAAAGTTGCCGCCGGCAGTCCCGTGATTTCCAGCAGATCAGCCCAACTCAACTCGCCAGACTCGAACCTTTCCCGCATTACGTCGGCACTCATCCCGTCCCCCTTAGTTAGCAGCAAGTGCATTGATCGATTGGCTTGCCATTGCGGCACTTTTCAATCGGCTCGAAATCCAGGGCTTCGTGAGCGGCTCTCAAGCTGTCCCAATTGATCCCAATATTCGCATCGTGATCACGTTTTGCGAATTCCAACACCTCACGCGCCTGTCCCTCGGTCAGTCCTTCGACGACTTCGTGAACGTCGTCTACGTGCCAGTCCATCGATATCCAGTCTGGATCGATGGCAACCGCGATGGCCTCTTTGACCTTGGCAACGTCCGCGCCAACAGGCAAGACGATTTTCAAGCTATGCACCTCGCCGTCGGCACCTACCGATTCCACAAACGCGGCTATAGGTCGCGTCGTGCTTACTTTTGCTATCATTTTCATTCCGCCCCCTTTGATTTAAGATAGGCAAGGCGCTTTTCTTCAAGCGCCTCGCGCTTTTTGCGTGTTTCCACAGAAACGCCGCCGCATATCGCGTCCCACATTCGCCGTTCAAATCCGGTGGCATTCTGCCGCCATCTAGAATCCAGCTTCTGCTCGGCGCTCATGCGGCACCGCCGTGCAGAGCCTTGCGGCAAGCAAGCAGCACCGCCGCCATTGCGCGGCGCTCGCCGGTAGCCGTGGCAAGCCTGAAGACATCGCGGGCGGGTAACGCGTCCTGCGTGATGTTGACGCGCTCGCACCATGCGTTGATGCCAGCAACGCAAGCGCCGGTATCCCGTGCATCCTGCCGCGTCACCGTCACCTTGGCGCTAATCCGCGCCAGCAAGCGGAGTCGTCGGGCATCCTGCTGGGATTCCACATACCGTTTTCTTTGCTCAAGCCGCAAGGCTATTTTTCGAGCGGCCTCGGCGCGGCACTCTGTTACATCCGCGCCATGCTCCCAGTACAGCACCCCGTCGGCGTCCACTAGGTGCAAGGCCACGCCGGTAAAACCTTTGGGGCTATGCCTTTGCACCGTCCCGTCCGCGTCGATCAGCCCATACGCGTCGCCGTGGAGCAGTGATTCCGGCGGCGCGAGCCGCCCCTTCGGAAATCTGAAGCGCGCCCTCTCTGTGCCGCGATGATTTTCCAGGATTAAAATACCTCGTTCAATCCTCGCGCCCCCGTCACGCCAGCGCGCAGGATGCCGGTACGATTTCGCGTAAAGCCACTCGCAATGCTCGATGCCCCCCGCCCCGTACGCGACCGCGCCGCGGCGCGAGTTGTAGAGCGCCCCAACATTGCGATGATAATTTTCGCCGATTGTGATCGCTGCCGTCGCGATTGCTGCCGCTCGTTTGCTCATGCCGCACCCCCGCCAATCATCAAGTGCTCGGCACCGTAAACGGCGCGCTCGCCGCAACACTCGCACTCGTATTGCCGTGCGTCGGGTTCGCACCCGTCGGCTTCCTCGCCGCAAGCTACGCAAAAACCGATGTGATCGTCGGCCTCGACCGCTGCGATTACCCTTTCCATTTCAATTACCATTTTTCACCCCATTGGTTAAAAATTCACGCACCTTTTGCATATCGTCACCCGACAAACTCCACTCGGGTACCCCTCCCATCAGGCACAATCCGCCCGTGCTGCCGTCTAAAAGCGTTTCAATGTAATACCGTTGCACAAATTGACCGCGCCCCATCCACGCCGCATGGTTGTATCGAGTATCGTAAAATTCGACCATGGGTTTTCCCTCGTGCGTCAGGCAGTCATCGCGCCCGTACTTGCCCCCGTCCCGCACAATCCGTATAAAAAATTTGTCGATCTTCATCTGTTGCCCTCTCTATTGACTGTCGATTATTGACTGTCCACCGGTATATGTCAACGTACAATAAAAACATAACCGCCATCAGGCATATACCCCACGACTAATTTACCCGTCCATCCAGCTTTAGACATCAGCGCCAATGCTGCCGCCTCGTGTACCGCCTCGCCGCTCAAATTGTACGGATATGGTATTGATACCCGCAACCCGCCACATGCTTTCGCCACAATGCGCGACCCCCTGCTATCAGTCGCCCCGCGATATTTCGTTACGATTGCTTCATTCATTGTTTGCCCCTTTAAACTGTGCCAGCCGGCACAATTTCGTTCGCGATTGCGGTATCGATTGCGTCGCGTATTACCGCATCAACATGTCGTGTATCTTTGATTTTCCACAATGCAACAACACAGCCTCGCACAACAACGCGCACCGCTATGATATTGTTGCCGCGATCTTTTGCGGATTCAAAGCCCCTAAATTGTTCTTCAATAAATTCTTTATGAAATATCATATTGCGCACCCCCTTTTTTTGCCTCGACCCCGTCCAAAATTCCAGGATTTCCAGGTTTCGGCGTGTCGTAAAATGTGCGCATGTCGCACGATTTGCAGTACTGATGCCATTCGCCGCCAATGCCGAGCGCCTCGCCGCGCATCGGCGCGCCGTCGAGCATACCGGCGCAATTGAAACAACGCGCCGCCTCATGCGAGCATTCCGGCCAGTCTATTTTTTTATACATTATTTCCCCCTGTTGAGGTATTGCAGGGCGGCGGCGCGTGATTCAAAGCGGCCGGCCAGCGGTGTCTGATGCGCGCCCCGTACTACGTACCAGCCACCCAAAAGCCTGTTATAAACAATCTTGATCATTTTTTGCCCCCCTTAAAAAGTATCCGGCCATCGAGTACGTCTACGCTCGCCGGCACCGTCAAAGCGCGGGTTGCGGTGTCCCAGCATGTTGCGCAACAATGACTCGAATAGTCGCCTTGCGTCGCCAGCACCCAGCGCCGGCAATCAGCGATTGCGTGGCAATTGGGGCAAAAAATAGCGCGACCAGCGGAAAATTTTAAAATGTTACGATTTATGGTTTCGAGCATGGTCAACCCCCTTTTAGTGATTTTCATATGAGACGGCTTTGACTTTGCGACTCCAGCAATTCCGGCAGTCGATACACTGTCCGTCTTGATCGGGTGCGATACAGCGTTTCCCAAGCGCGCCGGCGGCCTTGGTATGGACATTAGACACCGTGATACCGGCGACGCCGGCCAAGCTTGCCGGTATCTTCACCGGTTTATCTGGGAACATTCCTGACAAGCGTATATTAAGATTCAGCGGGATATCGAATTGAGCGGAAAAAGCGGCCACTATTGAATACTCGCGGGTAGGTAACCAGTGCCGGCAATGCGGCGTACGCCGGCAAACCTCCGCGATGCGCTCTAGCATTTCGATCGATTGAATGTCGCCCGAGTCCAGCCATCGAAAATACTCGTCTTCACCGATAAGGCAAACCATAGCGGACACCCATACCTCAAAATCCGCATTGACTGTGGCGTCAAGCCGCGCATGTTGCGCCGGTTCGATCGTTCCTTCATACATTTTGTAAAAATTCCTTCCGGCATAGCAGACATGGCAAACAGAGCCGGCAATGGCGCGCATGCGAAAGCCGGTGATACACGCGATAATCGGCAATGAATAACTCATGCATGGCATCTTTGAGGTTTTAGTGAGGCCGCCGGTAATGATCGCGGCCTGTTTTTTTGTCATGCATTGCATAGCCATCATTCGCCCCTTTCAATTTCTATTTTTTGCGCTGAATAAATAATGATCACGCGGTCAGTGCAAAGCGTCGCGCATAGAGCGCGCACCTTTTCGCCAGTGATATCGATAATGGGGCGGTCGATGGTGCCGGCCACTTTACGAGCGCCGGCGCTGGACAGCGTCAACGTCGCACCGAGAACATTCCATACGACATCGTAGCGCGCCCCATGCACAAAGCCGGCACCAATCAAGCGCCGGCCTTCGACCCAAATTCGAGATTGTGGTACGCGCTTCGACGCGCCCACTTTTACGACGACGATATTTCGCATTATTCGTCCCCCATCAGGATTAGACCGGCAAAACCAAAGCCGGCGCCGATAGACAGCGCAATTGGAAGAAAAAAATAATCGGACACATGGAGCGCCAAAAAGACAGCGCAGGTGCAAATAACGGTCGAGCTAATTTTTAACATTGGAAGCCTTTTAAATAATGAATTCGGGGTGATTGGTTACGCCAAAAATCTCTGCAAAGTCGCGTAATTCGCTGGCGCTTTTTTTAGTCGCGCAACGTATTAGCGCAGATAGACCACGCGCGACGGTGCCGTCCATGTCACGAGTATGAAAATAGGCGAGGCGCTTCACTTCGCGCAATTCTGATTTATTCATAGCGTCACAACCGGTTGATCAACGGTTACGGCGTATCCGAGTTTCTTGATTGTGTCTAAGGCGTGGCGCGTCAACGTGCGAGTGCCGGCAAGCTGCGCTAAAAGCTTTGATTGGTCGCAAACTGGATAGATAGCGCGGACGCCATAATTGTTATCAATGCGTACGGTGATTTTCATAGGTGCCTTTCGTAGTGGGTTGTATAGGTGACTGGTAGTATTGACTGTCAAGCATTCAACGTGCCAAGCATTGACAATCACGCTAAATCATTGATTTAATTGAAAACCTGGTTTTTTGCTACTATATAAATGGTGCCGCTGGGCGTCACATTGCGCCGCAATTGTGCGTCGGGTATCATCGGGCTATGAATTCCGACAAAATACCTACGCGCCGGCTTAGTCGTAAACAAGTGGCCGAAGGCCTGAAGTCCATGCCGATGGAACACATATTACTCGGCGCCAGCAACGGCAAAGATAAGCGCCTTACTACTAAACAAGTCGCATTCGCTCAGGCTGTCGCAATGGGAGAAACACAAGCCAGCGCATACAGAAAGGCATATAACACTAAGTCAAAGCCCATTCATCATGGCCATGATGCTAGTCGGTTGGCAGCAAGTCCGGCAATATCCGCTCAAGTCGAAGCGTTCAGGCTAGCGCTCGAGGCTCAGAGATATGCAACACCTGCAGCTTTGCGCGCGCTAGTGATCGAGCGGCTGACGACGACCGCCATCGACGATGCGATGCCACCGGCGCAAAGACTGCGAGCGCTGGAGTTACTCGGCAAGGTAACGGAGGTCGCGGCTTTCACCGAACGGCGCGAATTGATCAAAACGGATTCGGCGAGTACCGCTCGCGAGCGCTTGATCAATTCATTGCGCACCGCTATCACTACATCGAGCGGTGATGGCGGCATCAGTCTACTGGCAGAATTGGCGAGAGGTAACACTGACGACGCTGTCATATGTGACGATGTCGCGCAGACTGCCGGCATAGATGATGCCGTGCCATGTATCGTGGATGATGCTATACCAATCAATGCCTTGGCGGTTAGTGAGCGCTCACCAGGGCTTCAGGCGGGCGCGCCCCCACCGCCCCCCATCCCCCCGCGCGCGAGCGAAGACACCCCGCCCACACTTGCTTAGTAATCCCCACACTCAATTGCCTATAAATTACGCACTTCCCGTCCTAAATTTTATATGTATATGATATTGTTGACTAAATTCTCTAGTGTAACAGGGTGTTACACTACAGAAACGCCCCCGTCTGCTTAAATATGCAGCACCAAAAAAATTATATACATAAAAAAATGACGCCAGCGCAGAAAGAGATCTTTTTGGTGATAGATGAGTGGTGGAAACGATTTGGTTTCGGCCCCTCGGTAGATGACGTTATGCGGCTGACTGGAGAAAAGGGTCGGGGTAATGTATCTAGGAAGATGTGGGTTCTTGTAGACCTTGGAGTTTGTAAGGGGGTCAGGAGAAGAGCTAGATCTATTAGGCCTTATGGATTAAGGGTTCGGACAATTGAGTGAGTTGAATACTATTACAAACGATGACCTGTTTGATATTTTAAAGTCATTGCCGGAAGATAGACTGATAAAGGTAATAGACCAATTACCGGAGGGTCAGAGAGATCATTTACTCACTATGGCGGAGGAATACTCCAATTCTGTTAGGAGAGAGCGCGGGCAGATAGATTTCCTGGAATATGTAAGGTGTATGTGGCCCAGCTTTATACATGGCAGACACCACGAGGTGATGGCTAAGAAGTTTGAGGAAATCGCCGAGGGGAAGTTAAAGAGACTAATTATTAATATGCCGCCTAGACATACTAAGAGTGAGTTTGCCTCTTACCTTTTGCCTAGTTGGTATATGGGTAAATATCCAGATAGGAAAATTATTCAGGCTTCTAATACTTCTGATCTGGCGGTCGGATTTGGGCGGAAAGTCAGAAACTTGGTGGACGGGGAGGTATATACCAAGATCTTTCCAAATGTATCGCTAAGACACGACTCCAAAGCAGCTGGGAGATGGTCTACTAATAAGGATGGGGAGTATTTTGCTATTGGGGTAGATGGTACTGTTACTGGTAAAGGGGCTGATTTGTTGATTATTGACGATCCCCACTCAGAACAGGAGGCCAAACTAGCCGAATCCAACCCTGCGGTATATGATTCTGTGTATGAGTGGTTTACCTCCGGCCCCAGGCAGAGATTACAACCAGGCGGTGCTATAGTTATAGTAATGACCCGCTGGTCAAAGAGGGATTTGACAGCCCAAGTATTAAAAGCAGCCTTTCAAAGGGGTGGCGAAGAGTGGGAAGTCATAGAATTTCCGGCTATTTTGCCTTCTGGAAAGCCTTTGTGGCCGGAATTCTGGTCTTTTGAAGAGTTGGAAGCCTTAAGGACTGAGTTATCTAATAGTAAATGGCAGGCCCAATATCAACAGAACCCTACATCTGAGTCTTCAGCTATTGTTAAGCGGGAATGGTGGAAGATGTGGGAGGAGGAGCGACCGCCTAAGTGTGATTTTATCTTGATGGCGTGGGACACTGCTTTTGAAAAGAGTAACAGGGCTGACTATTCGGCGTGTACTGTTTGGGGTGTTTTCAATAAACCCAACAGCGAAGGTAAAGACCAGACCAATATCATTCTATTAAATGCTTTTAGGGATAGGGTAGAGTTTCCTGAGCTAAAAAGGATTGTGCTTAGAGAATATAAAGAATGGAAGCCGGATTCTATTATTATTGAAAAGAAAGCCTCTGGAGCGCCGCTTATTTATGAGTTAAGAGCTATGGGTATCCCTGTTCAAGAATTTACCCCAACCAAGGGTAACGACAAAATAACACGGCTGAATGCCATTTCGGATCTATTTGCCTCTGGCAGGGTTTGGGCACCTAATACAAGCTGGGCAGAAGAGGTGGTAGACGAAGTAGCTTCTTTTCCTGCCGGCGACCACGATGACTATGTTGATACTGTATCAATGGGACTAATGAGATTCAGAAAAGGCGGTTTTATTAGCACTGATACAGACGAAGAAGAGCCGGTAAGAGAGTTCAAATCAAGGCAAAACCAAAGGTTTTACTAAAGGATAAATCATGGCAGAGGACACCGATGCGTACTACGGAAACCCTCTTATTAAAGGGCAAGGACGCAACGTAAGAGCAAGGCCGAAGGCTGACCTATCACCTGAAGCTGTGGAGATGGCTGCGGGGTTTCATCCTGTGCTTGGCCCAGCGTTGTCCGCTAAAGACTTTGAGGTTGCTAGGCGTGAGGGCGACGTAGCTGGTATGGGTCTGGCTGGGCTTGGAATGGTTCCTATGGTTGGTGGGGTAGTAAAACCAATAGCAAAAATACTCAAAGCCGCTCCTTCTGGCACGGACGTCCTAAGTACGTTTAAAACCAGCCGTGGTTCTGCATACGCGCACCATGCAGATAACACAACTACCAGAAACCGTTCTGGGGCTATGCATAGAGACACAACAGAAGGGGTACAACCTCGATCTGGAAAGACTATTTTTATAGACCCTAGAGACGCAAATGCGGTTGGCGGTCTTTTTCAAAATACAAATATGCCTACCAAGTTAGTTCCAAAATTTGATAGCGAGGGAGTCCACATACCCGGAAAAGCTGTGCTTCAACTTACCGAAGATTTCGGGCCACGCAAAGCCGGAACTGTACTACATGAGTTTTCATATAAAACAAATCCAGAAGTTGGATTTAACCCAGTGGAAATTTATCGCAGCGAAAGCCCTCTAGGTAACGCTGGGACGGGGATACATTTTGGAAACTCAATTACAGAAGTCACTCCTCAAACTGTTACTAAAAAAGCGGGTGGTTCCGTTCAAATGCCGCGAGAATACAGCCAAGGTAATTGCAAGTTAATCTAAGGATAGATCATGGCAACAAACATGGATAAAGCTCTCTACCAAGCCCCGCAAGGGCTTGAAGCTCTTGAACCGGCACTTGAGATTGAGATTGAAGACCCCGAGTCGGTAAAGATTAACGGGGAGGAGCTAGTCCCGCCAAAAGATGCTTGTTTTGACGATAACCTCGCTGAAGAGATGGGTGCAAATGAGTTGCAGAGCCTAGCCTCTGACTTGTTGGGTGACTACGAATCTGACATCAATTCCCGCAAAGACTGGCTTGATACCTATGTCAAAGGGCTTCGCCTGTTAGGTCTTAAGTATGAGGAAAGAACCGAACCTTGGGCAGGGTCTTGTGGTGTGTTTCACCCCCTTCTAATGGAAAGCGCGGTTAAGTTTCAGTCCGAGACAATCATGGAGACCTTCCCTGCTGCGGGGCCGGTCAAGACCACAATCATTGGCAAAGAGACCCAAGAGAAGAAAGATGCCTCAGTTCGTGTTGCAGATGACATGAACTACGAATTGACCGAAAGAATGCGTGAATACCGCCCCGAGCATGAGCGGATGCTGATTAGCCTGTGTCTGGCAGGTAATGCCTTCAAGAAAGTTTACTTCGACCCCTCGCTAGATAGGCAGACCTCGGTGTTTATCCCGGCTGAAGACATCATCGTACCCTACGGCGCAGCAAATCTAGAACAGGCAGAACGGGTCACGCACAGGATGCGGAAGACCAAGAATGAACTACGACGCCTTCAGGTAGCTGGTTTCTACGTAGATGTAGACCTTGGCGAACCCCAGATGGTGATGGATGAGGTAGAGAAGCAGAAAGCCAAAGACCAAGGGTTCAACGCCTCCGTGGACGGTCGTTTTCAGATTCTGGAGATGCACGTTGACATGGACTTGGCTGGGTATGAGGACGAGCAAGACGGCGAACCTACCGGCATAGCTTTACCATATGTAGTAACAATAGAAAAAGGCACCAGCACCATATTGGCGGTACGCAGGAACTGGCTAGAAGACGACAAACTCAAGTTCCGCCGTCAGCACTT